GTTGAAGCGGTGAAAACTGCTCACCCTTACCCCGAGGCATAGCGGTGAGATTGTTTAACCCTTGGCCGGAGGGGTTTAGTATTCGTTCACCTTTTGGGATGCGCCGTCACCCGATCACTGGTCGGCAGACTAAGCATCGGGGTGTAGATGTGGGCGGGGTTTTCCAGGTGAAGGCTGCAGGGTCTGGGGTTGTGGTGCATGTTGGGGCTGACTGGGAGTTGTTGAGTCCGGCAGGGCGCAAACGGCAGTCCGCGGGCAACAATGTGACGATTGACCATGGGCAAGTGCACACGTCTTATTTCCATGGGAAGGCACGCTCCGGGCTGAAGGTTGGGCAACGTGTAGAGGCTGGAGATCCTATCTTCACCAGTGGGACTACTGGGGCTTCGACCGGGAACCATTTACATTTTGAGGTTCGTCTTAGGAGGGCACAGTCAAGTGCTGTGGACCCGACACCTTGGCTCAATGGGAACGCTGCAGTCTCTGTGTTGCGAGTTGATGGCAGACCGGGCAGAAACTCTTGGACGGCGTGGCAGACATGGTTGCAGGGTAAGGGGTTCTATCAGGGCAGGATTGACGGTATCCCAGGTCAGATGACTTATCGGGCGATACAGCTGTGGACCGGAGTTCCCAGGACTGGAACCCTGAACGATGTGACTCGCAGGGCCGTGCAGAAGAAACTGGGTGTGACGGTTGATGGTGTGTGGGGGCGCGACACTTGGTCTACCCTGCAACGGAAACTAAATGAGGGTTCACTGTGACCGATGAACATTTAGAGACCGCTGGTGTGAAGGTGTCTATGCGCGACATTTATCAGGAGGTCCAACGCCAAGGGAAGCTCCTTGAGAAAATTGCTAACTCCCTGCCTGACACTGAGTCAAAGATTGAGGACCATGAGGTGCGCATTAGGAAACTTGAGATGCGGATGTGGCAGGCTATCGGCGGGTTCGGTTTCTTGGCAGCCATTGTGTCCCCGTTGATTGCGGTGATGACCCGATGAAAAACTCCTGGACTATTCGCAGACGATACATTTTCACAGCCTTCGCTCTCGGCTTCGGCATGGTTGTGTCCGCAGTGATCGCAGTGTGGCAGGACAAGTTGGGTGCAGGAGATTTGGTGACGGGCGGTGTTGCCCTTATCACGTTGATTCTTACGTCCTACATTTTTGGGGCAGCGTGGGAAGATAGGTCGAAGCAGGTAATAGAGGAGGAGCATGATGGAGAAGGTTAAGTTGTATTGGGCTTTTGCGGGTGAGCGTGCAGTGAAAACGGTTGCGCAGGTGGCGCTGGCTACTATCGGTATTGGCGCGATTGGGTTGCTTGATGTGGATTGGGTGCAGGTTGCTTCGGTGGCTGCGCTCGCCGGTGTCATGTCTCTCCTGACCAGCGTTCTTACCTACGATAAGACGGGCGAGTAGTGGACCGGGACAGCATTGAGAAGGTGGGCGAGTGGTATGTGCCCATGGACCCTGCAGAATTGACTATCTGCGAGTCCTGCGAGTAAACTTTGTTAGGTAGCTCCCCGTCACTTACCTGACGGGGAGTTTCTTATTTAAGCCAGGCCGTTATTGTTTGACGGCTCACACCGGCTTTCTTTGCAAGGGCGGGTATATCTTCCCCGGCTTCGTGTTCGTCCCTTACAGAGCCTCTGAGGGCTTCTGAGACGGCTTCTAGCTTGAGTAACGCAAAGTCGCGTATGTTGCCGAGCTGTTCCACACTCATTTCTGAGTAGTCAATGCGGTCATAGTTGAACATATGTTAAGTCTAGGGTATGGGTTGAGGGTTTGGCGTGACCAAATTGTTACATTTCAATGCTTGCGTGAAAAGCCCGTCACCCTTATCTTGGAAACAACCCAAACGAAAGGTGGAACATTATGGGCTACTACAAGAACCTAGAGATTGAGCTGTCAGAAATTCACGATAACGAGTTGCGGGAGATTGTGGCATGGGATCACGCGCACCGGCATTTGTTGTACCCGGAGGAGCGTTGGCGGATCCTTACTAACGAAGTGTTGTTGAAAAGGGCGCTTGTGTTGTGGGAGCGGGAGGGGGTGGAAATTCCATCACCTGTGCCTGCATCCCAGCATGTTGCGTTGCAGGTATCACGTCGGACGTTCCGGGGACCGAAGCGGTCTCGCATGTCTGTGGTCGGTTGGTTGATGATTGCAGTGTCAATCTGGATTTCCATTGGCATTGTGTTGGTGAACCTGTGACCCGCTGGTGGGTGTTGTTAGCGGTCGGGGCTGTGTTCTTGCTTGGTCCTGGTGTTATCAACCCGTTTACTGTGGTGACTGGTTCGACGATTCTTGGGTTGGGTCTGGTGGCGTGGGCTTCCTACCAACTATTACTAAGGGGAAGACGATGATGGATTTGCGTACGGATGGTAGGGATGTGTGTGTGACGTTGAAGGATGACGTGTGGCAGTTGGAGGAACCTGGAACACTGTGTTTGACGCGTGACCAGGTTTACTATTTGCGGGCACACTTGAACGGGTTGCATGACATGGTTGCCGGGTTTGACGGCGAGGACGGTTAGCGTTCGTGGGGGAGAGTGCCAGCCCATATGCCGAAGGGTTCTTTCGCTTCGACCGCGTAGGCGAAACACTCGAGCCGGATTGGGCAGGCAGCACAAATTGTTTTGGCAGTCCTGATCGCATATTCCCTGGTGTGTTTGTCGGGGTAGTCCTCGGGGAAGAAGATTTCCGGCACGTCCTCGCATTCGGCCCCGCCGTTTGCGGTGAGAACGTGCAACCATTGCTCGATAAGGGATTGTCGGGTGTTGGTCATAAGCTAATTCTAAGGGAGGTTTCTAGTGAATGACAATGTTGTAAGTATGGATGCTTATCGGATTGCTGAACTGATTTTAGAGCATTGGTCTGACGCGTATTCAGATAATGGGGCGGTGTGGCAGCGGTCAAAAAAAGCCCTCGACCTGGTGCATGAGAACGTGTCGGATGAGTTGTGGGATGAGGCGCTTGTTATTGCCCACCACCGTTGGGGGCAGAATTGATTTCCCCTGACAGGTTTGTAGCAAATAAGGCGATGTCTAAGCCGGGCTGGTTGGAGGCTCGCAGGGGTGGTGTGACGGCTACGCAAGTCTCTCGAGCTGCTTCGGGGCCGGGTGGGTTTGAGCAGGCTGTTGAGGAGTATCGTGCAGATTTTGTGGACATTGATAACCCGTATATGAAGTTTGGGCGTGACTGGGAAGGCCCGATTTCGATGATGTTGAAAGACGGTTATGGGGTTATGCCGAATGAGTGGTTGATTCGGGCTAGTGAAAATCCGACTCACCTGGCAACACCTGATGGGTTGAGCTTGGATCACACGCTGATTAGTGAGGTGAAGACGACGGGGAAGGATTGGAACCCGGAACGGATCCCCGTGCAATATGTGAGGCAAGTGCAGTGGCAGCTACATGTGACGGGTGCTTCGTCTTGCGTGTTTGCGTGGATGCTGCGGGAGGAACGGGATACTGCTGCGGGGCCAATGTTTGTTCCTGGCTGGTTTGAGCCTCGCGTGGTGATGATTGAGCGTGACGAGGAAATGATTGCAGCGCTAATAGATACAGCTAACAGGCTGTGGGAGAGGGTAGAAAATGGCTGAGGTAAGCATGACGGTTTCCGTTGAGTCGGAAATTTATGTGGTGCTGTTGCGTGCCGCTAATGAGTCGCGGGTTGATCCTGGACATATTGCGGCTCTAATAATCGAAAACTATTTGGAGGATAATTATGGCTCGCTTTGATTTAACGCAGTACAGTACGGTGGCGGAACGGATTGACGCTTTCTGGGTGAAGTACCCGGACGGGCGTTTGCACACTGAGCTAATGCATTTTTCACCGGAGCAGGTTGTGATCAAGGCGGAAGTGTATTTAGATCGTGACGATGTGCGTCCTGTGACCGTGGACTTCGCGGAGGAGCGCATTGACTCCTCCCCTGTGAACCGTGTGAGCATGGTCGAGAATTGTGCGACGTCGGCTATCGGTCGTGCTTTGGCTGACCTTGGTGGAGAGTTTACGGGTGCTAAGCGACCTTCTCGTGAGGAGATGGAAAAAGTGCACAGAGCTGAACCAAAAACAGGGAGACGCGACTGGGTGGCAGAGGCAGCATTGTTGACGGATGTTGATGCGTTGCGGTTATTATGGGCTGAAGCGTCCGCGACGGGTGCGACGGGTGCAGTGTTAGCGAAGGTGAAGGCGCGTGCGGAACAGGTCAGTGTTGTTGGGGAGTCTGAGGGAGATAAGTGAGGCTTATCAGGCGGCACTTGTTTCGGGTGTGGATGTGGAGTTTTGGAAACGAATTTATTGTGAAAGGTTGGTGATGCTTTGTGACAGCATCGAACATCGTGGAGGAATTGCAACGGTTGACAGCCATGAACAGGCAAGGGGTGGAGGCGTTATATGAGAATGAGATTGTTTTGGCTAGAGCTGAGTCTGATTTGGACAAAGCGGAGGCTCACGCGTTTATATCAGGTGCAGGGTCGGTTGCTGAGAGGCAGGCGCAGGCGAAGCTTGCGTGTTCGGAGCTTCGTTTTGAAAGAGATTTGTCTAAGGCTCAGGTGAATCGTATTCGTATGAAGTTGCGGACGATCGAGTCGGAGATTATGGCGCAGGCCACTATGTCGAAGATTATGCAGGCGGAGATGAGGTTGTGATGGACGTTATTGGGAGGCCCGCTGGTATGGGCAATCAGGAGTGGGATGCGCTGGGGGCGTCGCTTTATCACGCTTGCGGGGAGGCGTACGACAACTATATGAAGTCTGAGGGTGGGTATAAGGCTCGGTTTGCTGA